GGCGGCGCTTGATCATTTACAGCGCTTCCCGCCGTTCCTTTAATTAGCGGCGGCGCTTGGTCTACCATATGCGCGGAAAGGCGAACGGTAAGATTTCCGGGAAATATGCCATGAACCTTTATATAATCCTTTATAATCTTATATTCGCGGGTAGGGAGCCAATGTTTAACGCCGGGCGTTAAATTGCAAACTTCGACTATTTTAATGAGGTGGTTAAGGCTTTGGAGATCTCCGCTGTCATGCCAGCGGAAATAAGCCTTGTCACCTTTGTTTTGGTTTGTTATTAATTGCACCATGGCGCGCACCCATTGCGCGCCCTGTATGAGTGCCGTTTTTGGTTTCATGCGTTCGATATGGCCATACATTTTATAGAATCCATCCATAGCATAACAGCCCTCGCATACTGAACCTATTACCTTGGCCAATTTGCGGCCCGTTATACAATGCGCTGCACTTAGATTAAACGAGGAGCATGGCATTTTACTGGTATTAGATAGGACAGAACCAACAACGGCGCGTATTTCTTTTATAGTCATGACTGGCCGCCCTTCTTATTTATGTTTATCATGGTTTGTACTATTGCCACCAGCACCAGCGCGGCCATTGCTACAATTGCCACCAGCGCGGCGGCTACATTGCCCGCCGTTGTGTTTAGGCGCGGGCCTTGTGTGAGTACTACATAACCAAAAACAGCGCCGGATCCGGTCATGGCCGAAATGGTGAGAGCCGCGGCCGTTGTGAGTAGGTCGTTTATTTTCTTTTTTGTTATTCCTGGTATTTGTTTCATTGTGTTTTCCCTTTGTTAGTTAGTGTTAACAATGGGAAGGTAACGGCGGCGGCGTATGTTTGCAAGCCTTTTAATTTGATATATATTGATTGCGCGCGTTCGATGAAAAGAGGGCGGGGTTACATGAAATCTCACAAGCTGCAAGCGTTAAAGGATGCCCGCTAAAATGTACTGGAAGGGAAGGGGGCCATAATGATGTATAATAAACATTATGTATAATAACCCTCTTGCCCCCTTCCCTTCCCTATTGTAACTTATGGAATGTAAACAAATGTTAATCCCGGTATACCAAGAGCCTAAGTATGGGGTTGCACGGAGTGGCACATAAATTTTTCCTCAAATTCGGGGGTATATGTCAAATATCGATTATCTATCAGATGAGGACGGCCAGCGATTAGTTGATGCCATAGACTTAGCTGGGGGGTTCCACAACAAGACCAGAGCGCTCATTAACGGCCTGTTATTCGACGATGAGTACGAGAACTTCTTCAATGCGGGTAGAAGGTGGGCCGCACGACTTTCCAAGCGTGAATCGGATGTTGTTATAATGAAGCTTAGAGGGATGTCTTTCTATCGTATAGCAGACATTTTAGGTCTGCATCCATCATCCACAAAGACCTACTGGCGCAGAGCAATGGGTAAGAAGCCAAGCATCTAAATCAGACCCATGAAGATTATTTCACTCGGATTAGGGATACAATCAACTGCGATGTATCTCATGTCGTCACTTGGTCAAATAGATCGAGCCGACTATGCTATATTTGCTGATCCCGGCGCTGAATTACCAGACACCTATGAACTGTGGGATTCTCTCAATACATGGAGAGAAAATAACAATGGGATCCCGCTTATTAAGAAAAGAAAGTCACTATATGATCATATAATTAATAACAAGGGTGAAAGATTGGCGAGTATTCCGGCGTTTACAGAATCTCAAGGGATGGTAATGAGACAATGTACGAAAGAATATAAAATTGATGTAGTTGTAAAAGAAGTTAGAAGGCTTCATGGATTAAAGAGATATCAACGGATGAAACCAACTGAAATGTGGCTTGGGATATCTTTGGATGAGATCCAACGGATGAAAGAGTCACAACTTTACAATATCGATTATAAGTACCCATTAATTGAACAGAGAATTACGAGGGGTCACGGCGTAAGATTTCTTGAAAAACATGGATTTCACAATGTTAAAAAGTCATCATGTACCTTCTGCCCATTCCACAATAATAGTAATTGGAAAGAAATTAAGCGGGATTATCCAGACGAGTGGGAGAAGGTCATAAAAGTAGATCGTGTAATTCGTGATTTGTCAAACAGGGGATTGGATGATAAACTTTATTTACATAGGACATTAGTTCCGATTGAATCAGCCTATTTACAGGAAGATCAAGAAGAATTATTCATGTGTGAAGAGGGATATTGTGGTATTTAACAGACCCATGTAGACTATTTAGCATATAAGTAGAAATAGGGAGTTTTAATGGCCCAGAAGATTCAATATAAGAATTCAAACCCAACCCAACTGGCTCAACGCCAGAAAAACCTAAAGCCTTTATGGCAAAAGGGAGTTCGACCAAATGGCGCTGGTAAGCGGACTATCGATGAGTTGATTGACCGTGATGAGGTTCGCAGATTAGCCGCATTTGGGGCAACCCAGATCGAGATTGCCAATTTTTATGGTGTATCGAGAGAATCGATACGAAAGTATTTCACAGAAGAGATTGAACAAGGCCATCAAGATATGAAGTTTTCTTTACGGAGAAAACAGCTTGATGCGGCCATGAATGGATCAAACACGATGTTGGTTTGGCTGGGGAAACAGATATTAGGCCAAGTGGACAAACAGGAAGTTGATCACAATCATGCAATGACTGATCTGTTAAAGGAAGTCGGGTACATTGATGACCCGATGTTAATTGAGGGGGAAGAGGTAAAGTTAATTGAAGAAGATACTGAACAAGGAGAAACTCTGGGAGAAGTTGGGATACAAACCAACGGAGAACCAGCGGAAGTTTCACGATAGTACCAAAAGGTGGCGTGTTTTAAATATGGGCCGCCGTTCTGGAAAAAGTTTCTGTGCAGCATATGAGGTCATGCCTTATTTGCTTACACCCAATACACGCGGATGGGTGGTTTCCAAGACATATGACTTGGCAGATAAGATTACCCGAATCGTCAAAGAGGAATTATTCATCAAGATGAAGGTTCCTATGGCGGCGAAGAAGCAGATTGGCGGTCAACTGTTTTATGTTAAGGTAGCGGGACTTAATTCTGAACTCTGGGTTAAGTCAGCGGAAAATACCGATCAATTAATAGGGGAAGGTTGACCGAAAGGTCAATCTTATTAAAATGGCTTAGATTACATGATTATAGATGAAGCATCCAAGATCCCGCAGAGGACTTGGGAGCAGTACCTTCGACCAACGCTGGCAGATCGTAAGGGATGGGCGGCATTTGTGAGTACCCCCGAAGGGTTTGGTAACCATTTTCACGATTTATACCAAAGAGGTCAAGATACTTCGTATAAGGAGTGGGAATCTTGGCAGTTTCCATCTTGGGAGTCGCCTTATTTTAAAGATGATATTGAAGAACTTAAAAAAACGCTTACGAAAGAAACTTTTGAGCAAGAATTCGGTGGATCGTTTGTCTCGTATGCCGGAAAAGTCTACGGTGACTTCTCCAGAGAAAGTAATGTACGGTCAGACCTCAAATACAACCCAGAGTTACCATTGTGGGCAAGTGTGGACTTCGGTTATCGCCAGCCAAGCGTGGGATATTACCAGATCGACACCGTCAACGGACAAGAAGTCATATATCTCATTGACGAAATCAGTCACGAAACAGAAGTGACAACGACTGATCTTATTAAGATGATGAAGGCAAAGCCGTATGGTGTTAGGGGTGTTGATCGTTTTGTGGGAGATCCGGCTGGTGGACAAAGACAATCACAGAGTGGGGAAACGGATATTCAGCAATTTGCTAAAGCCGGGATGCGTATCAATTTTAAAAAGGATAAACATTCCAGAAGTATCGTCAATGGCGTGAACCATGTTAGAAACTTTATTAAATCCGCAGATGGAACGGTCAGATTCTTCGTTTCAGACAAGTGTACTGGCCATATACAAGATTTTGAGAACTATCGTTACCCCGAAAGGAAAGATCAGAGAATATTGAAGGAAGAACCGCTAAAAGATGGCTTTTACGAGCATGGGAACGATGAAATGCGCTATTTCTTTATCAATTACTTTCCAATTAAGCGTAAGAAAGCATTTTTATTCGACTTTTAGAGGAAACCTATGTTAATACCAGACCAATCACTTGAAATTGTACAAAGCACCGCAATGGATGCGATTTTGCAATCCGAACTGGATGCAAATAGAGAACGGGAGAAGGCACTCGATTACTGGGAGCATACTTCCACAGACCAATACATAAAAGAATACTTCCGGGGGGATTCATTGTCCCAAGTTCCCATATTTACCAGCGGATTAACCCGTAGGGTTGTATCGGCGGCCTGTCAAGTATACCGCAAGATGCCAAATTATGATGCGGATCCAAAATATACAGATATGAGCGGGGATCTATGGCGAAAGATGCGCCTTTTAGAACAGATGGTATTTTTACTGGGGACGGTAGGACTGATTACATCTTATAATGATGATAAGAAGAAACTTGAGCATAATTTATTGCTTTTTTACGAACCGTTATTTCTTCCCGGAAGTGATAAGCCGTTTGGGGTTGTATATCAGACCGAAACCCAAGGATCCAGCCGTGCAGATGCGAAAAACCATCGTTATGTGGTTTGGACAGAAGGATCTGGCGGGAAACCTGGACTTCATTTTTCTTTTGACCGTGATGGGAGCATATATGCGCCAAATAACAATCCCAAAATGCAGAATCCCTACGGTGACATGATCCCGGTGACTTGGGCGCATCGTTATCAGCCATTACGGGATTGGGGTGGTGGTACTGGCGCTATGGATATAGTCAATGCCAATCAACAATTAGATTTAGCCTTAACTGAACTGAGTTTAGCACTTCGGTTTGGTGCAATTGGCATTAGATATGTGACGGGTGTTGATTCAGATGAACTTATTTCTGTTGGGCCGGATAAAATACTTGTATTGCCAGAGTCTGCTACTATGGGGAGTCTGGGGCCGAATGTTTCATTGACAGAATTGATCGAAGCATCCAAATG